TTCTTTGTTAGTTCTGTCCAGAGGTTAGATGCGTTAAGGATGCCATCTGGTCTAACAGGTGTTGCTTTCCATAGCAGATCTCTAAGTTCCTCCCCTTCACCTGCGATGAGCATTTCATTAGCGTCTTTTCTAGGTAATCTACATATTGCTGCCTTACCAGGAGGTAAGATTTTAATTGCTTTTTCGGCAGCAACCATGCCAGGCTCGTCACTGTCAAAACAAATTACTATCCGTACAAATTGAGATAACCATTTCAGATTTGCAGCTATATATTTATTAGCTGACTGTGATCCCGAAGGTAAACTTACTACAGGGTACTTGTTATTTTGTGCTTGCGAGACTGACATGCAATCAATCTCTCCTTCTGTAATAGTGACAAACATATTACCTGTATTAACTTGTCTCCATAATCTTTGACCCCATAGTTGTAGATCACCTACATCACCAAGCCAAATAAATTTTTTGTTCTGAAATCTTATATGCTGTGCAACCTGTCTACCTAATTTGTCTTCATAGGTAGCAACTTGTACTGGTTGACCATTATGTTCAGATGTTCCGTAGTTAAAAAGTTCACAGGTTTCTTTTGTAATCGCACGTTTTGGTAATGCTTTCGGTGTAACAAATTTAAGTAATGGTTTCTTCACTGATTTAACAAAAGATTTTCTGGGTTTATCTTTCTGTGGTTGCTGCGTGTAGCCACAACCAAAACAGTAACCATGTCCATCGTCATAGATGGCTAGGTTATCTTTGCTGCCACACTCAGGACAGCCTTCTTTTCTGAGATATTTGCTTTGTGTCATCTCTCTCCCAATGTTTGATAAGACATTCAAGTTCTTTGATTCTCTGTTTTGCGTTGTCAATTTTTTCTTTCGTTTTCATTTATCCATTCTGTAGGTATTGAGCCATGACTCCAAAGAAACCCATGCTTAGTAGCCCAAGCACCATAAGTTAAACTTCTTTTGCCACGACTCAATTTTGCTTTGCTGTTTTGAAAACAAAACCTAATGTCTAGGTCGGGTCGTTGCGTCTTGATCGCAACATGTTTTCTGCGGTCTTCCTTTGAGAA